ACTGCATCGTAGGTATCTTCTACGTATCCGTATGGAACAACATCCATTAGATGTTCTCGGTAATCATTCCCCAAATACTTTTCATTTCGTGTTATCTTAGCCACCACTTTAATCAACTCCTCCCAATTACAATGGTAATGTGGAGTAATATAATCTCCGCATTCAATACCCATAAATTCTGCGATTAGTTTGTTATCATTCATAATTTATTGTTTAATAGTTTAACGTTTAGTTTTCAAGTTTATTGTTAATACAGGTTATCATTGCAATCCTTTCGCCATCCTTATGCAACCATATATGTGACCCAGACCTTCCGAATTCATACGCCCCTTTACTGCATTCAGCAAGTTCATGGGCATAGCTCATTACGAATTCGCAATCTTTGTATATCATATCCATTAGCCAGTGACTTGTTGCATTTTTTATGGCGTACTGCTCAGCATCCTCAGAATCTATCCTGCCCAATACCTCCCTTTGAAATATCGAATCGCCCTCCCTATTCCAATAAGATACACAGTCAAATATCCTACTCACTACTATGTCACACGCTGTAATATTATCCAGTTGACATTTTAATTTATTTTTATTCATGTTGTTTGTTTTATATTATAACGTTGTGTTTATTCTTTTATTGTGTGTGTGAGTGTGAACACCCCCCCTCCAGGAGGGGGCGCACAAACAAACAAACAAAACATCTAATGTTGAAGGATATATATATCCTTTTTCTTTTTACCGCCGAAGGTGCCGCTACATAAACCACACTCCAGGCACGTTTTTTTCTTGCCACTTTCAGCGGACGCAGGGCAATTGAAACCCTCCGAAATTTCATCATCACTCACAATGAATGAGCGATAACCCCTAGCCCTAGCCTCAACCATCTCTGCAAGGGTGTGAGCCGATGCCATGAAACGTGTCTCACTTACCTTATGCCATTGATGGGTGTATCCCGTAACTTTTGCCCGTACGTCGCTAGCCAATCTAAAAAGCGCGTCACGTATTGGGGCTTCAAGCGTTACGGCTTCGCCATACGCCCCGAAGCGAATTAATTTAGGGCTAACCTTATTCTTTGCGAAGTCAATAAATTTCTTGAATTCCTTTGCGTCGAATTGTTTTAACTTGCCGTTGCTTAGTTTCTTGTTAAGGCTTCGAAGTTTAGATTTTAACCCCATCAACTGCAATCCTTTGTGAGTGTAGCACCCTCCAGATTTGCCGTTATTTTGATTGTAACTAAAGGGACAATCTAAACAGTTTGAAGCGTCAAGTGTGAAGTCGTTTTGTTGCACCTGTTCAAGGCTAAAATGATATGTCTGCAATACCAACCCGATACCAATTTTAGAATTTTGCGATACTTTCAAGTCTAGCGAATGGATGACTTTCCCGTCTGTGTATGTATAACTTTTCATGTTGTTTGTTTTATATTATAACGTTTAGTTTTCTAGTTTATTGTGCTATTATCCAAAAATTGATTCAGGTAAAGAGGTTTCAAGTTCCCATATCTTTTTAACGTGTTGAAACCACTTGTAAGTATCTTCAATATCTTTTACATAGCTTTCAAAATATTCAAGTTCTATTACTTCTGCTTCCTGTATATGTTCGTACATCCCCTCTAGTTGATATACCATCCAGTCATGATATCTATCTAAATCAATACCCTCGTATATTTTACGACATTTTTGACTTAATTCCCACATTCTCTCTATTTGTTGTTTGCGTTCCATGTGTTCTATTTATTATTATAACGTTTGTGTTTCAAGTTTATTGTGTGCGTGAGTGTGAACACCCCCCCCTTAGGGGGGATGCACAAACAAACAATTAAATTGTAGACATCCAGTAATCGGGCATATTGCCACTAAATACGGTGTAGAAAATTTTTGCCACCCCAAACACTACAGGCGAACCCATAGCTAATCCGATTGTTAAATAAATTGTGTTCATGTGTTCTATTGTTTAGTGTTAAATAATCTCGAAATATCCTCTATTGCTATTTTCTTGTATAGCGCGTCTAAGTCATGTTGAGTCAAAACATCATCCCCCTCGACAGGTGGGTAGTTGAAATGCTCTCGGTATACCTTGACAATCACCTGTAAATCTTCCTTTGAAAAATGTATCATATCTATTGCTTTTATATATTAACGTTTAATGTTTTCAGTTTATTGTGTTTAGTCAATGTTTAATTCGTTGCACAATTCAAGACCGTACCAATAGACCAAATGATTAACCAATGTTTCGGTATTGTCAAAGGTGGTCACCTCTCCAATGTGTGAACGTTGAAATTCATAGCAAATGTTTGCCGCCTCAAGTTCGCCTAATCCATGCTCTTTTAACCATTGGCTACTTTGGTAATATCCTATGATGTAATAGTCTTGATTGAACATTTCATCATGGGTTTTTAATCCATCCTTTTGACTTTCATTGATATGCTCTAATAGTTCTGTTTTAATTGAATTCTTCATGATGTTTGTTTTATATATTAACGTTTAAGATTTTGGTTTATTGTGTTCGCTCGTAAATTCTTTGAAGTTCTACTATTGCTAGGCTTACATCTTCAAAAGCTATTTGCAAGTCTTCGCTTAATTCTTCGTCGCTTGTTAGTCCTTTCCATAGAATTTCATTGCGTAATGTTTTGGCGTTCTCTATTGCGTTGTAAATTTTATCTTGCTTATTCATATTGTTTGTTTTATATTATAACGTTCTGTTGTTTGGTTTTATTGCCCCCTTGCGGGGGCTTTTTTGGTTTACTCTCCTGCGAATTCGTTTTCCTCTACATGAAACCTCCCTTGACTGGTATTTAGTCTGTCCTGTTGTAGTGTAGACACTAAGTCTTGAGCGTTTCCAATCATGTTGAGGATTAACTCTTCAATGGCTTCTTTACAATCGTTAATGATTTCTTCATCTGTTTCCTTTGGTAAAATAGTCACCATTGCTTCGAGACATTGGGCGTCCTGTCCCAATACCTTCATTAATTGCTTTGTCCATTCCATGTCTACCCCTTTTCTAAATCCGTTATTCATCTTTATTGTTTGTTTGTTAGATAATCGGCTTTGTGCCTTTGTCACTATAAAGACGCCATAAGTGCATGGTATATTGTGTGATATTACATTTTTTTTAAATTAATTTATAAGTCGTTGATAATCAATAAGTTACAAGGCAAAAAAAGTTTGAAATATTCGTGTGCGTGTGCGTGTGGGGTTATAAAAAAGGCTAAATTGCGTCTAAGCGCAAAAGTCGAAGTGCCTAAGGTGTTTGTTCATCGAAAGGGAAAAAGGCCTTATATCGCATCTATGGACGTAGCGAATAAATCGCGGTAACGTAAAACGTCCGACTATATTGTGCAGGAATAAAAATATTTTTAGGTGGCTAGGTTTGCAGTTGCTTAATTAGAATCATTCTAAACAAGACGCGTAATGTCTAGACGCAACCACGTTGCAAGAAGGCAGTAACGTATACATTTATATATTATTGTGCTGGGGTGGTAAAAAAAGCAAAAAAATTTACCCGACCATATTTTATTTTAGACCCCCCCTATCAATAAAAAAATCATTTTCTTTTTGCAAAATATTTTACAAAAGCGCTGTATAACCCGTTACCCCTGAGTGTCTCGTCAAATTTGTACCTTTACCCTATGACAGACCTAAGATTAACACCACAGGGTATGATGAGCACCGCTCGACCAGGCCAAACTGAGATTCAGCGATTGGCTGCCCTTAAAAAGATGCAGAAGAGGGAAGAGAAGATATCTATGATGACTTCAGCGATGAAACGCAAAGACATGATGGATGAGTTTAGAGAACGTTACATGTAGTATAGAAGTAGTTGTCGCTATCCTCAGTAATCCACTTGCCGTGCGACTCAGCATTGTATGTTTGGGTGCATACCTTGTAGTCAGGCTTCTTTGGAAAATCTTTCGTGGTGAATGATGGTTCAATCCATCGCACCCTATTATTAGGTTGTAATGCGAAGCAACCGTTATCCAGTATTATGACGTGATGTGACTTATGCTCGTGAGGAGTCTCACTTAGCGACATATCAGCATTCTCATTAGTCTCCGATGCCCATTGTATCGTACATAGGTATTCACCGTCATACCACTTTCGGTCCTTCATAAACACAGAGGTCACTGCCTCTCCTACATATGCCAGCTTCACAACGGAGAACGTCTTACTGAAACTATTCCATAGGCACAGCTGATGAAACGGCATATGTGGCACATCGTTAGGATTCTTGTTTCTATCTATCAGTGCAGAACATGGGAGCTTATCTCTCATAACACCATTCTCAAGAAGAACTTGGAATAAGGGCACTTGCCCTGGTAGACATCTCACGGATACGAGTCGCCCTAGAAAGAAATCACCGTGATGAGATTTCATATCGTATAAGTATTCAGCACGTACCCACACATCTACAGGTGGGAAACTAGATTCTATGTAAGCCATTTATATATAATTTTCAGGTGTTCCATTTTCTCTGTCAATGTCACATATCACTTCGTAGTCAATCGTTATTTCATCTCCAGGCATTATGTTGTGTTTAGCTATAAACCTTTCATTGTCTAGTGGGTCTTCCTCTATGTTTGGTTGTGAAGAATGATTTATAAACCTGCAATTGTCTATACTAAGATAATAGCAGTCTTTAGTTTTATCGTAAGCAGAGTATGTTTCTATTAGCTTAGTAAAGTTTCCGCTATGGTCTGTTTTTTTAATTGACTTTACTATTGAGGATGGAATTATAATATCCAACATTGGGTCAAAAACCCACACAGTGCTACCCTTTTTTATTTTTTCATTAGAAATTAATGATATACCCTTCCCCTCTATATTCTTTAAATAAGTATCTACCCTAAGCATTTTTAAGGAAATTTATTATTAAGTTAATTGCTTGTCTATCGTCCTTGGAGTTATTTATGATGTCGTTAATCTTGTTAGCGATGTAATATCTCTCCTTGGATGCACCCCTCTCCTTGGCAGCATCCGTGAAGGGAGTTACTCTTTCGTTCCAGTGTGGGTTTTGCATGATACTAGTTTATAGGTTGTATTATTATCTGAATTGCGATTAAGTATGGCTATGAAGTCTAGCGCCTTTTGAGTAGTCTCCATCTCAAGCACCTCGCCCAGCTCATCAAGCATATACACCTTAACGGTCTCCGCTCCCACGCAGACCTCCTTTAATATCTTAAACCCCATAGTCGTATCTATCTTTTATTAATCTTAACGTGTCTCCTTTCACTAGGTCAGGGTCTATAGGCACACCCAGGAACCGAACCTCGAAGTGGAGGTGTGGCCCTGTTGACCTGCCTGTCGACCCTATTATCCCTATCCCATCGCCTGCGCTCAGGGTGTCACCCTCCTCCACAAGTAGCGACCAGTGATGAGCATAGTAAGTCTCCAACCCATTGAAGTGTCTCACTACAACTAAGTTCCCGTACCCACCATTGTACCCTCTCTCAGCATACCGCACTACTCCATCCCATACGGAGCGAGAGGTGTCTCGGTTACATCCTGCGTAGTCTATTCCGTAGTGCATACGACCCCATCTCCATCCATAGCCACTAGATACATGACCCGTTGAGTGGAACTCAAACGAGTCTAGGTATAGTGTTATAGAGTCAACAGTGCTGTCGTGTCTATAGTGTATATACGGACAATACTCAGAGTACATAGTGTCCAAAAAGAGAGGGGGAGTTTCAACCTCAGTGGTATCCACACCCCCCTCACCTACACATAAAGAGAAATCCGTCTCTAAGGTATGTGTATTAGGCATAGACATATATACGTTAATCAACATTAGCCCCACAATAAAGGAGCATACTACTACATTAAAAATAAAATTTCTCATTCCTCTTTTCTATATATGATATATGATGGCAACTCTCTACCAGGAACGTAGGACACTATGATTTTGTCCCATCCATTAGTAAGGGTATAGACGACATTACTGTATACAAGTTGGGTCATAACCCGATAGCCGTCACGATTGGATTCCTTCATGAGCTGCGATTGTGTTAATCCAAAATACGAATGTTGTGCGTAACAACAAGACGTAATCAAAAAAAATAATAAAGTTTTCACCTCGTACTCCCATCAGGACTCGAACCTGAAACCTACTGCTTAGAAGGCAGTTGCTCTATCCAGTTGAGCTATAGGAGCAGTATTATGACGAAAGTTATCATATTTTATGACGACTTTATGATGAGAATATCCTTATATATCAACATTTATGACAAGATGACGACTTTAGTAGTCAAAAATTTAGTATTAAAAAAATATTTGAGAAGAAAATATATAAGAGAGTATATAGTGTAAAAAAGTTGTCAGGTCGTCATGTTTTATTTCTATATTAGTGGCATAAATTAAATTTAATATGAATTACCAACCAAAGAACTTGTCTTTCGATGACAAGGCACGAGAACGCTTAGTTAGTGGCATTAAACAGATAGCTAAGGCAGTGAAGTCAACCCTCGGCCCAAGAGGCCGTACGGTCCTTATAGAATCTAACGAGCATACGCATGGCATTACAGTCACAAAGGATGGAGTCACCGTGGCTCGCTCCATCGCGCTCCTCGACCCTGTCGAGAACCTCGCTGTTCGCATGGTAAAGGAAGCAGCCGATAGGACGGCCCTATCGTCTGGTGATGGAACTACAACAGCCATCGTATTGACGGAAGCCATTGTAATGGAGGGACTAAGGCTGATTGAGCCCCATCATAATGTGACGGAGGTGATACGTGCGATTAATAAGAAGGCGCAAAGCATCATAAAGGCCCTTGATAAAGACTCAGTTAAGATAAACCAACGTAGACTACAGGACGTAGCCACCATATCTGCGAATAATGATGAGGAGATAGGGAAGATTATTGCAGACACCTACAGGAAAGTAGGGTTAAAGAATGGAATTGTTACTGTAGAGAAGAGTCAGACCCCTAACACCACCTCTGAGGTTACTCAAGGGATACAGTTAGATAGGGGGTACACCTCTCCATTGTTTGTAAACGACCAGAAGCGGGACGAGTGTATACTCGAAGACGTGCATGTTCTTGTAACAGACCAAGAGATATCGAATCTGATAAGCGTAGAGAACGTTTTGAAGAAGATTATTAACGACCAAAAGAAACTTTTGATTATCGGGCCGTGCTCAACCAACGTTATTAACACTTTAGCGGCCAATGTGGTCAGAAATGGACTAAAATTCTGCAATATTATACCACCAGACTTCGGATATCGTAAGCATGAGCTGATGGGAGACATTGCATTGGCTCTTGGGGCTAAGTATTTCTCCGAGCAGACGGGTGACAACATACAATTTGCCAATTTTTCGGACTTAGGCCGTGCAGAGAAGGTCATTGTTAGCCGTGATAAGACAATTATCATTAGGGGGGATGAGCATACCGATGAAATCAAGCAGCGAGTTGAAGAATTAGAGGTTCAAAGAGAGGAAGCGTCTAAAAAACAGGACAAAGACTTCATTTCTAAGCGTATTGCAGGGCTCCAAGGAGCCATTGGGGTGATTTATGTAGGGGGTAACTCCGATATAGAGCAGAAAGAGCTGTATGATAGGGTAGACGACGCCGTGTGTGCTGTTAAGTCGGCACTAGAGGAGGGTATACTCCCTGGAGGGGGTGTAGCGCTATATAACAACACATGTGATGTTGATGAATTTGATGGTGATGACGAGAAGAGTGTCGCATGTAAGATTTTGTGCAACGCACTTAGGGCTCCCATCACTCAGATAGTGGAGAACGCAGGATACGACCTAGAAGACATCATCGAGAATGGATTCTTTGGGGGTGTACAGGGATATGACGTCAAGAACAGCCAATATGGTGATATGTTTGAGATGGGAATCGTTGACCCTGCCAAGGTAACGAAGAACGCACTACAGAATGCGGTGTCGGTTGCCACGACAATACTTAGTACAAATGCAATAGTAACTTTAGCAAGAACATATGAAAGCGGTGAATAATTACGTAATAATCGAAAAGATTCAGGAAGAGCTCAAAAACGAGAGCGGTTTATTGTTGTCTGAGGACGATGCACTGCATTTCAGATATAATAAAGGTATTGTGCTAGGAGCTGGAGACAAAGTCACCTGCGTAAAGGAGGGTGATGTTATTTACTACGACAAGAGTGCAGGGCACGACGCCATGTTTGACGGAATGGTTATCACCGTTATTCGTGACCGTGACGCAGTAATTGTATGCGCTCCTGATTCAGATTCTCAATAAATCGGCGGTATCTTTTGGCTTGGTAACCAGCGTCATTACGGTAGAGGGGGTTCGACTCGTCGAACACCTCTCCGTAGAGGCGTTTGTACATTTCTGTTAGTGCTCTCTTTCCTTTTATTGTTAGTCTATATGTGGTGTTGCGCTTGGGCGTTCTTGCTACCAGCAATGCAATCCATCCATTATCCATAAGGCGCTGTTGGCGCTTCCTATCCCACGATAGTAGTTTCTCAAACTTCACTAGGTCTGCTTGCCTGAATGTGCCCTCATCATAGAGGAATAAAAGCATATCTAGGTCAGCCTGAGTGAGCCCGTGCTTGGCTTTCATCCACTCTCTGACCACCTTCCAGTACTTGAGTATATTTTCCATATCTTTGCTAATATATGAGTCGCACCTCGGAATATTACAAGAAAAACCCTGAAGCTCGCAAAAAAAGGCTTGAGTACCAGAAAGAGTATAACAAGCGACCTGGGCAAAAAGCCAAGAGAGCAGAGCTGAATAGGCTCAACAGAGAGAAGGGTACTTATGGTAATGGCGACAAGAAGGACGTGTCTCATAGAAGGAATGGCTCTACGTTCTTGGAAGCGCAGAGTAAAAACAGAGCACGAAACAGAGGTAGGGCATGAGCAGGCTAAGTCCACAATTTAGAAGCGGACCTTTCTCAATGAGGTTTAGGGACTTTAATCCTTTGCAGAGTAATTACACTCCGCAGGCAGACTTAAGTATGAGTGGCAAAAGAGGATTCACGACTACGCTCAGCACTACTATGAGAAATACTAGGCCTGCTCTATTATTTAAACAGGGGTTAAGTTACAAGCCCGCACTAAGTTTCGGAGCGAACTTCAGCAAGAAATTTAAAAAGGGTAACTTGAACCTTAATATTAACGTAGACCCAAAAGGACCACAGAAGGTCTCTGCGGGTATTAGATATACATTTTAAAACTATGTCAAACGAGAAAGGAAAAAGAGACGGCGGCAAGAAAAAAAAGACTAAGATTTCTAAATACAGAAAAGTAAAGAGTCATGTCTTCAATCATGCAAAAGAACTTGAATATGAGACAGGGTCAGCAAATCAGCCTGATATTGTTTTTGCTAAGCAGTCAAAGAGTGGCTCTACGGCAAGACCTTCAAAAAAAGAAGTGGACATGATAAAGGAAAAAACTGCAATGCGAAACGCTGCAATTGATAAATTAATTTATAGATACGAACCTTAAATAGTAATGGCAAAGGGAAGAACAAAAAAGAAAGGAAACAAAATTTGTCCCGCGGGCATAGCGTGGGCAAAGAGGACGTTTGACACATACCCATCAGCGTATGCGAATATGGCGGCCTCTAAGTATTGTAAAGACCCTAACTATGCTAAGGGTGATAAAAAGAAATAGATATGTACAAGTCAAAGAAAAGCAAGACATCAACTAAGAAAAACAAGACATCAACTAAGAAAAACAATAAGTCAACTAAAAAAGGATACTAATGGCTGATAAGAAAAGAGTTCCGTCCCCTAAAGGATTTCATTGGATGAAGGGTAAGGGCGGTAAACTAAAATTAATGAAAGACCCTTCAACTGGATATAAAAAACACACAGGTTCGTCTAAGTTTGCCAACTTTGACATTCAGAAAGTTCATAGAAAAAAGAAATAATGGGAAGTAAAGTAAAGTATAGCAAGATTCCAATGAGGGATGCTCAGATTGATAGATATCTAACAAAGGCTCAGCAGACACTGCCACCAGATTTGCAGGCGGAGATAGTTAAGTCTAAGAAGAAAAAAGATGGGGGAGCTTAAGAAATGGAGGGACGAGAAATGGGTAAGGATAGGTGCAGACGGCTCGATAAAGGGTGCTTGCGGGACGAGCAAGGACAAGAAGAATCCAGACAGATGTCTTCCTTTGGCGAAGGCTCGGAGCATGAGCAAGGCGGAACGTGCAGCTACTGCACGGAAGAAGAAACGTGCGGGTGCGAGAGGGAAGACTGTTGTTGCGAACACTCGTGCAGGGAAAGTGACTAAGAAATACACTAAAGGATAATTACTATCTTTAAGACATGAAAAAATTAAACGAAATTTTAAAGTGGGCTACTAGCGATTTAGCTGTGGCTGTGTATGCTGCAATTATTGCAGGAGTTTTATTGACTAAGGGTGTTACTGTTATTGGCGGTGCAGGCTTAGGCATTGCTGCCACAAAGTTGTGGTCTGCAACTAAATCATTAATAAAGTAAACATGATGTACGGAAAAACACCATTTAGGGACAGAGCGGTTAACACGTTAAAAATTGTAGAGCCAGAATCTACAATGTCTACCGATGGTGAAAGTGGGGGAGACCCAAAGAAAAAAAGAGGCATTAGAAAGAGAAAAGACACTAGTAGAGAAGCTAGGACCGTTAGAAAGTCTAACAATCCACAAAGAGACTTCGAGATGTATATAGAAGAGGGCGGAGCGACAAAAGTTAGGCCTGAAAATCAAATGCCTATCACAACTAGACAAGGCTTAAGAGCAAGAATCGAAAGAATCAGAGAGGGTGGAGCGACTGGATTCACTTATGATGACCAGGGTAATGTTCTTACAGGTAAGGCCGAGCGTCAGTACAAAAAGGGCAAGATTAAAGAGGCTAGACAGGAGTTCAGAAGAAACAGATAATTATGGCCAATAAAGCTTCTATGCCATGTAACAAGCCTAGGCCTTCAGACAGGGCTGGCAAGAAGAAGATGGTCAAGGCCTGTGAAGGAGGCAAGGAGAAGCTGATACATTTCGGTGCGAAGGGTTATGGGCATAACTACTCTGCCGCTGCAAGGAAATCATTTAGGGCAAGACACAAGTGTGGCTCAGCAAAGAGTAAGTTGACCGCTCGATATTGGGCGTGTAAAACTCTTTGGGCTGGCAAGGGTGGTTCAACCAAGTCTTCGCCCAAAAGTAGGAAAGGAAAATACTAGTATATTTGTAAAAACAACATTCAATGGATAGGCAAAGAAAATTTGATAACAAGGGCAAGGGTCGGAAAGCACGTAGAACTACTGTTTTAAATCGAGTAACAAACGACCAAGGGAGTACCGTTGGATATCAGTCTGTAACTACTCAGGCTAGGCGAAAAGCCAAGGGTAAGTCATACAGAGAGAAAACATTGACTCCTGTGTTTGATGCCGCTGGAAATCAAGTTGGATTTGAAAAGACTGTTACAAGATATAGAAACGTCAACCAAAGAAGAAAAGATAGAGCTAGAGGTCGAGGAGTTGCATACACGCCAGGCGACGAGAAAGGAGCTGAGTACGTAGTAAGAAGAACTAGAACAAGCCAAAGGGGCGATGCTAAAAATCTGCCTACGACATCTAGAATGAATACTTCTATTGGCTCTAGAGCAAGGGCTTACGGAGGTGCTAAATCATATGGAGGCACATATAGGCTTCCTGGTGGAGGCAGACCTCAGTCTGGAGCTGACATAGGTGACTCTCAAGAGTTAAGAGCATCTGGAATGGGTAGATACTCTAGAAGCAGAAGAAAACTAGCCAAGCAGGGAGTTCAAGACTTTAATCCAAACAGAAGACTAACATCCAACTTAAATCAAGGAGGAAGTCTTCGGGATTCAAAGAAACTAGAAAGGGAGCGAAGAAGGCATTCAAGTGGCAATCCTTATGGTAAATCATACAAAGGAGGGAGGTTTAACCCAGACGCAGGATTCAAGGGAATGGTTAATAGAAGAGGTTCGGGGCAAATGCAAATTGGGGGCGGAAGAAAGCCTATATACTACATCAACCCAGCACCTGTCACAAGTGGTAAGTACGGAGTAAGATAATGAAGTCAAGAGGACTAGGCGATAGTATAGAGAAGTTTACTAAGGCTACGGGAATCAAGAAGGTCGTCGATAAGGCCTCTGAGGTAACAGGTAGGCCATGTGGATGCGGTGAGCGAAGAGACACCCTAAACAGACTATTTCCGTATAAGAGAAAATAGTTAACTTTGTACTATGGCAAATCAGAAATTACAACCAGAAAGAGCGATTCCTGTCGTTCCTAGCACAACCATTGACATCCCATCTCCAGCTCATGCTATCACATTTAATGACGTCACATCACTTTCGACGGGCAAGCTTATTGACAGTGCTGCGTCTTTTGAGTCTCTAGGTATTGAGGCGGACGACATTGTTGTTAGTTATGGCGGAACTCCTGCGATTACCAGGGTGGCATCCGTAGACAGTGACACTCAATTGACTCTTGATACTGATATTTTTACTATTATTGGAGAAGATTACACTATATATAAAAACATTCCATCTCCAGCGCTACTATATGTTGGTGGAGCAGGAGATATAGCAGTTCAAACTTCTGGGGATGATGCTGTAACATTTAAAAACATACCCGCAGGGACCTTTATTCCAGTTCATGTGGTTCGTGTTAAGACTGCAACAGCCACTGATATTATAGCTCTACGATAATGATTATAGCCAACGCCATATATGTTGGTATGAGAGTTCTTGCGGACTTAGTTCCTAGTCTATCTAGCATTGCCTCAGTGGGCACACAGCAAAACGTGCTGACAGGCATTAACAACACTGCCACAAATCAATGGGCATTGGAGTTGCAACGAGGTAGATACATATCTAGTTTAGGTCAAGCAACAAATTCAAATAATCAAGATTGGACAGTTACAGGAATAACACAAAGTGGTGGCACACTAACAACAAGTGCTACACCTTTAGTTGCGTTTAACGGTACAGCAGACTTTGACCCTTATATTAGAGGAGGAGCAGCAGGTATAGTAAGACTAACAGATGAGAAGTTTGCAATGATATGTCCTGAAGTTGGTACAGGAAACGTCTTTAAAATTTGCAGTTATACAGGTGGCACAAGTAATGTTACAATTGACTTTACTATTAACGATGGCGATACTGCAAATCTTATAGATAGAGGTACAAAGTTTATCGTTATAAATGAGCCAAGTGCAAACGTATACACATTAGCCGCAACTGGACTCACAAGAGGTAACGCCACACCTTATGTTAGGGTTTATGATTTAGACATAAGCTCACAAACAATTACGCAAAGAGGCATATTGTATCCTAGAGGTGCAGGTGCATCGCCTGGTCACGGTGGCACACAAATAGCAAACTTAGGAGAAGTAGGTGGCAAAAAATGCTTTGCCTCTTTTTATCTTACAGGTGGTAGTAGTTTTTCAGGTTTACTTCACTATGCTGTTTATGAATATAATCCAAGTACGAATACACTTGTTGAGGTAGTTGGCGATACTGTCTATAAAACAGGCAATAATCAGGATAGTAATTATTATTTTTCTGACTCTATTACAGATGGTACAGGATTGATAGGATATTACGATAGAGTTGCTAATGTTGCTAATATAGCAGGATGTAAGTGGGATGGTACAACATTTACAATTGGTACTAATGCAACCTTTGGAACTGCTAGCAGTAGACAGCCTGTTGCTATGGGTATACGAAAATATTTTAATGACGTATCGGATAGTACTACACAATTTATAATATCAGGCGGATTCTTTAATAGTGGGTCAAATACAGGAGATATAGATATATTTCCTGCTGTTTACAATCCAACAGCAAATACTTGGGATGTATCGAAGTTTAATACTACTGATAGTAAAATAATTATTGAAGACCCAAGCAACCCTACATCAAGTAATCCACTTAGAGGGGCAACTGTGATAGGACAAATAGATAAAGACAACGGTGCAATTTTAACATCTTTAGTAACAAGAGGTGATACCTCATTTAGAGGTACGGTAGCCAATACTTTCACAACAACAAATTCATAATGAAGTTTTTAGTAACACAACCAGAAAGACAAATTTGCTTGATGGCAGATAACATCATATTAGAAGATGATAATGTATACTATGCTTGGAATGATGCTACTCCTTACAAAGTGCAAAGAGCTAACTCAGCAGACCCACTAGAAATAGTTGATGTACCCGAGGGAACACAATTTCCTGATGACCCTAATATTGTAGGTAAGTATTGTTACAATGAAGATGGAACGTTTACTGTTTTCCCTGGATGGTCTGAGTTTGATGAAGAGGATTAACTGGAACGAAGCGATACCATATATGTTATGCATATTCCTTGCGTTTATGCTATTAAACAAGTGTGAGCAAGAGAAGGAGTATAAGCAGGAGATACAGCGAATCAATAATAATAATGCTGCGCTACTAGACACTATCCGAAACTACATGGATGACGATGGCTTATATGCTGCTGATATCAGGGCACTGAACCTAAAGCTGGATGAGTTAGGCGATAGTATAGCAGTCGATAGGTCTCAACCACCTGTAACCATAACCAATCAGACAACAGAGATACGAGAGACTATTGAAGTCCCTGCGTTTATATACGACACAATTACTATAGTAAACACCGATACGTTCTACAAGCAGATATATGTGGAGCGCACGGATACGTTCGGCAAGAGCAACAGGTCTATCGAGGTGACTATACCTACTGATGGCGTGGTAGTGGCAGATGCTATAATAAACTTGGAGCAGGACATATGGGTTGAGAACACGGTGGAGCAGAACAATAAGACAGGCGAAGTGTTCTTTAGAATGAGAACTGACTACCCAGGAGTTACGTTCAATAACGCCAACGCTATACTAGTAGACCCGAAGCAACTCGTTAAGGTACGAAAATCATTTGGCGTTGGTTTTCAGACAGGTATAGGCATCACAACAACGGGTCAAACAAGGCATTACATAGGTGTGGGTATCCACTATTCGCCTAAGTTTTTACAATGGTAAAAAAATAGTAATTTTAAGGGCATGAAACTGATAACGAAAGAGACCGTTGTCGGCATGCCAATGTCAACCTTTGTATGGATAATGGGAATTATATTCTCAGTATTCGTGGCATACTTTGAATTAAAAGCTGAAATAGACGAGGCCAAGGCGTTGCCTCCACAAGAAATATCTGCCGAGGAGATTAAAGTTTCTCTTGATGGTATTCAAAGACAGCTTGATGTAATGAATACTAAAATCGACAGATTAGATGAAAGACTTTACGAACTCAATTCTGGAGAGTAAAGGTTGGGAGATGTTTCGTGCTGGCTGGAGACCAACTATAGGTTGGGTGTGTGGCTTGGCACTTTTATACAACTTTATTGCTAGAGATATTATTGTTATCTTCACAGAACGCTTGGGAGAGCCTGTGCAGATGGACCATTTAATAACGGTCCTTGTAACAATGCTTGGTTTAAGCGGAATGAGAACATACGAAAAAGTAAAAAATGGGAAAGATATCTGATACTTCAAAGTACGCTACAGTAATACCTGCATCGGGAGACCTTATTGTTGGGACTGACATAAGCGACTCTAATAACACGAAAACATTTAAGGTAGGTGAGATTGCTGGGTTGACTGGCGAGCACATGGAGTATTTTGATGGAACATCTCTTGCTGTTACTACACTATCTACTACTGATTTCGCCCTACTAAACACAACAACAACTAGTGACCTTTCAAAAGGAAATCTAACTCACACCAACAACAAGATAACATACACAGGAGCAGAGACAAAGACATTTAAGTTTGAGGCAACTTGTAGTGGAAGTACAGGAAATGGCAATGAAATTCATTTTGCTTTTTTCAAGAACTCTTCTATAATAGCATCTAGCGAGCAGGACTCAGTAGCATCTAATGCAGGCAAGGCTGTATCTACTCCCTTCCAATGCTTGGTTAGTTTGACAAAGGATGATTTCGTTCAAGTTTATATTAGTAATTCTTCAGCTAATGACTTTACACTAGCTCATCTAAATGTTATTGCAACAGAAGTGTAATGCAAATTAGAAAGATTTCAATAGGGGCGGACTACAAGAGTAGTGCGATGCACTACATCGTGGGGCAAGAGGTGCTCGGTGGTGGATATAAAATACATTTGATACAGGCTGATGATAATCAGCACAAGGTTTGGGTTGAGAAAAACAACGAAGTGTTATTGTGGAAGTCCTTTGGGCCTACAATGCCTGTGTCAGTAGAATATAATATAAATTTTTAAATGCAATCAATTCATTCGTTTTTAGTTAAACCTAAAGGCGGACGGAGATACAACAACACCAAAAGTATAGGTGACGTTGATTTTATTATAAGTATATCTCCTGAAGACCATACGGTTACAAACAGAGAGGCCATAGTTGTCTCAGTTCCAGTTAATTATGAGGGAGATGTTAAGGTTGGAGATACAATCTTAGTTCATCACAATGTATTTAGAACCTACCACGACATGAAGGGTAGGCATCGAAGTGGCAAGAGTTTCTTCAAGGATGACCTATTCCTAGTTGACCACGACCAATTCTACCTATACGATAATGGAAAGGGATGGAAGGCTCCAGGTAAGTATTGCTTCATAGAGCCTGTTGCTCCTGAGCACACTTGGTTGGTTAGCTCTTTTACGGAGCAGCCACTTGTAGGTAAGATTCGTTATATTAATAATGAGCTATTGGAGATGGGGTTGCAGGTTGGCGATAGAATATCATTCAGCCCCGATAGCGAATATGAGTTTAGAATAAACGAAGAGAAACTTTATAGAATGTTCACTGAAAACATTACGATTCATTGGAAAAGATAGAAAGGTGGCTTCAGTGTGGATGCAAACTAAAAAGAGTAAAAGGGAAATATAGATGGCAGAGATGCCCTGACGCAATTTGGATTTATGAGCAATTCGAAAAAACAAGAGACTGGAGCTGGGATAAAAAATACAGTGAACACTTCAGAGATAAAGAAAAAAATTATTGATGCAGGGTACAAGGCTGTACAGCAACTTATCAAGGTGGCTGAGGAGAATATCATCAAGCCAGACCCTGATGATGAACTTGCTGCTGACAGACTGAAGAATGCTGCTGCAACAAAGAAACTAGCCATATTCGATGCGTTTGAGATACTATCAAGAATCGAGGCAGAGAAGGAGGCGCTTAATGAGGTTAAAGGTTCAATGAGAGGTTTTGCTGAGCGAAGGTCAAAATAGTTTATATCGAGTTGTAGACTCAGGAATCCCCAAGCAGGTCATAAGACAAAAGAACAAGGGGAAGAGTTGGGAGTATGGCTATAACGAGAAGTACGATATTATAATCATATCTCGTGACGGTACGCTTGGCGAAGTATATAATATTAATGGCCTAATCATAGGACTACCTAAAGCCCCCAAGGAGATATACTCTAGAAGCGACAAGAAGGACGAGCAGTATTGGGAGCGAAAGGAGTACCCCAAACAGTTACACAGAATAAAGTCAATCTTCCATTGGAATGAGATGGCGTCTGATTTTAAGTCTATGTGGGTTGACTACATAGAGCATGAGTTCGACAATAGGGAGAATGGGTTCTGGTATATGAATCACGGCAAGCCCACCTACTTAACAGGCTCTCACTATATGTACTTGCAGTGGACTAAGATTGACGTTGGGTATCCTGACTTCAGAGAGGCCAATAGAATATTCTACATCTTTTGGGAGGCGTGCAAGGCGGACAAGAGAAGTTTTGGTATGTGCTACCTAAAGATTCGTCGTTCAGGTTTCTCGTTTATGGGGGCCTCGGAATCAGTTAACATAGGGACGCTAGCCAAAGACTCTAGGCTTGGTGTACTATCGAAGACAGGGGGTGATGCCAAGAAGTTGTTCGTAGACAAGATTGTACCCATATCAAACAACTACCCGTTCTTCTTCAAGCCTATTCAGGATGGTATGGACAAGCCGAAGACTGAGTTGGCGTTTCGTGTGCCTGCGTCCAAGATTACAAAGAAGAATATGCACGAGGTTATGGATGATGATATGGATGGCCTCGACACCACTATTGACTGGAAGAATACGGCAGATAATAGCTATGATGGTGAGAAACTGAAACTGCTAGTACACGACGAGAGTGGTAAGTGGGAGAAGCCTGAGAACATTCTAAATAATTGGCGTGTGACCAAGACCTGTTTGAGGCTAGGTAGCCGTGTCGTTGGTAAGTGTATGATGGGGTCAACCTGTAATGCGCTAAACAAGGGGGGTGACAACTTCAAGAAACTATACACGGACTCAGACCCATCTACAAGAAACCCCAACGGCCAAACCAAGAGTGGCTTGTATTCATTGTTTATTCCAATGGAGTGGAACTTTGAGGGTTATATAAATAAGTTTGGGTGGCCAGTATTTGAAAACCCTACCACGGCTCTAGAGGGTGTCGATGGGGAGATGATATCTACGGGTGCTATTACGTATTGGGATAACGAAGTAAAGTCTCTTAAGAACGATGCGGACGCATTGAACGAGTTCTATCGTCAGTTTCCTAGGACAGAGTCTCACGCTTTTAGGGACGAGAGTAAGTCATCTATATTTAATCTAACTAAGATATATCAGCAGATAGACTATAACGACTCGGTTATAAGAGACCACTATATTACAAGGGGTAAGTTCTATTGGAAGGATGGGCCTGACAGTAGGGTTGTTTGGAGTCCTGATAGTAGGGGTAGGTTTCTAGTGTCTTGGATTCCGCCTAGACATCTTCAAAACAAGATTGTAGAGAAGGGTGGTAGGAAAAGACCAGGCAACGAACATATGGGTTCTTTTGGGTGTGACCCCTACGACATATCAGGCACTGTTGGCGGAGGCTCGTCAAACGGCTCACTACACGGACTGACTAAGTTCCATATGGACGAGGGGCCCTCTAATGAATTCTTCTTGGAGTATATAGCAAGACCACAGACAGCAGAGATATTCTTCGAGGATGTTCTTATGGCATGTATATTCTATGGGATGCCAATACTTGCGGAGAACAATAAACCGAGACTATTATACCACTTCAAGAATAGAGGGTATAGGGCGTACTCTATGAACAGGCCCGACAAGGACCTTAACAAGCTCTCTAAGACTGAGAAAGAGTTGGGTGGTATACCTAACTCATCTGAGGACATAAAGCAGTCTCACGCAGCAGCTATAGAGTCGTACATAGAAAAGCATGTGGGCCTAGATACTACGGGTGAGTATAGGGATGCGGGCGACATGGGGTCTATGCCTTTTACAACCACACTAGAAGATTGGGCTAAGTTTGATATAAATAATCGTACAAAATACGATGCGTCGATTAGCTCTGGATTGGCTATAATGGCTAACCAAAGACACCTATATAGACCTGAGGTTAAGCAATCAAAAATAAAGATTAACTTTGCAAGGTATAATAACAAGGGGAACATAAGCGAATTGCTGAACTAAATGAAAGATGTCAAAGTAAACATTCCGTCAATGTACTTCCCTAGCCAATTTGTTTCGGATGAGGAAAAGGCTAGTTTGGAGTATGGATTAAAAATAGGCCAAGCAATTCAATATGAATGGTTTCGAAGAGACGGTAACAACGGTAGATACTACGATAGGTATCGAAACTTCCATAAGTTAAGACTATATGCTCGTGGAGAACAATCTATAAGTAAGTACAAAAAAGAACTAGCCGTAGATGGAGACCTTAGCTACCTAAATTTAGATTGGACACCTGTACCTATACTTCCAAAGTTTGTTGACATTGTGGTTAATGGTATGTCTAGTAGACCGTTTACCGTTAAGGCAGAGGCGCAAGACGCAATGTCTGCCGACGAGAAGAACGCATACCAAGAGATGGTAAAGGCGGATATGATTGCTCAGCCTGTTCTTCAAAAAATAAAGGATGAGTTTGGCATTGATACATTTAACATAGACCCTGAGCAGATACCTGCCAATGATGACGAATTAAACATCCATCTTCAGTTAAATTATAAGCCTGCGATAGAGATTGCAGAGGAGACAGCGATTAATACTATTCTTGAAGACAATGATTATGATGACACTAGAAAGCGTATAGATTACGACTTGGCAGTGTTGGGTATGGCGGTTGCAAAACACGAGTTCAATCCTGGTTCTGGGGTTGAGGTTAAGTATGTTGACCCTGCAAATGTAATTCACAGTTATACCGAAGACCCATACTTCAATGATTGCTTCTATTGGGGAGAGATAAAAACAGTTCCTATTACTGAGCTTGTCAAGATTGACCCATCACTAACGCAAGAAGACTTAGAGAAGATATCTAAGTATAGTCAGAACTGGTATAACTATTACAATGTTCAGCAGTATTATCAGAATGATACGTTCTATAGAGACACAGCCACCTTACTGTATTTTAATTACAAGAC